CAGGATTCATTAAATCCAGCCTTGCGTGCAGCTCTAAACATTTCATGCTTGGCAATATAGAATTGATCTAGTTTTGATAATGGTTCAGGAGTTTGGCGAACTACTCTCCGATTAACCTTTTTGCGTGGTGTGCGTTTTCGTGTGTTCGCCATAGCAGAAATTATCGCTTACTAATTAAGACGAACAGATCATCAACACGCGCTTCAAGCCTAGTAATTTGATCTTTTATTGAACTGCCAGAATTAGGTTTCAATTCCTGTAAATAAGATTTAATAACCCAACGCAGACCCAACAATAAACTTGTTGATACGGCGCTTACTCCAACGGCTATGCCAACCCATTCGTTTGCGGTCATGACGCATTAATTCCATAATCTGCTTCGCTCCCTGATTTTGGATCTAATGCTTTGGCAATAGGCGCAACAATCGCACCAAGCATAGTTGCATATGCTGGATGAATGTCAGCCACTATTGCTAGGGCAACTGTAATTCCACTAGCTGCCACAGCTCTCAAATATGACTTAATTGCTGCTTTGTGTTTTTTAGATAGTTTCATTTAGTTACCTTTCAGTAGTGGGATGTCGAACTTCTTGCCATTTTGATTTGGTTTGAAAGAAATATGGATGTGCTTATGGTGAGGGTTTATTCCTGTGTATTTTCTAAACTTCCATAGCGATCTAGCACTAGCAATTTTGCCAGCGTGGATTATGTAAGATATACGCTTATCTTTTTTTGCTGCGAGTCGAAGCTGATCTGCCAAATCATAACTAACCCCTTGTTGGTCAGATAAGCCAGCGTCAATGTCGATCGCGCAAACTTCTCCGTCAGGTCGTGGGTTGTGATCGGATTTTCTAAATGAATGCTTACTATCCCCGATCCATCCATCAGCTTTCCTGCTCCGACCCACAAACGCTCCATTTATTTGGTCGCGTAGTGTTTCAGCAGCTTTAGATAAATATGGCTTCATTAGCCAAGTAGCAATTTTGCTTCATCAGCAGTTAAACCTAAGCGATCAAGAATTGCTTGGCGTGCTGCTTCTTTCGTTTCTACTTCAGCTTTCCATGCTGCTGCATTAGCCGCATCAATTTTCATTTGTGCTATCTCAGCAGCTGTGGCATCTCTAACAATTTCCTCGCCAGTTTCGCAGTTATATTCTTTAATTTGTGGTTTCATTTTAATTTACTCCATAAAGATAAGCAGTTCCGCCAGAAAATGTTCCTAACGATGTGATAAGAGAAATCGAAGTTATTGCAGCAGTACAATCATAAACACCATTTAACGTTCTTGAAAAATAAGTTGTTCCGTCAGAAGAATATACATCACAAAAAAAACTAACTTGATTTGTGTCTGTATATCTAGGAATCGAAATTTGATATTGACCCATATTTTTTGCTGCACTTGAGGTTGTTGATCGAGCAAGAATAACTTCCGATGTAGCTGCTGAACCTGCGCCAGCGACTGATGTTCCAACAGTTTCAACTCTACCAAAAGCATAATTGTTACCTGTATCACCATTCATTCTAAGATATACTTGTTCTCCAGCACCTGACAAATAAACATTTTTTACAATTAAAAATAAATGTTTGTAAGATCCACTTATTCCTGAAATGGTAGTTGTGCCAGTTGAAAGAGTTGTTGTGGATAATAAAGTCATACCACCACCAGCAGCGGGAGTTGCCCACTCAGGAGCAGTTGCGCCAGAATTAACAGTTAATACTTGACCAGCAGTTCCTAATGCTAATCTTGTGTTTGTGTTAGCAGTTGATGAACGATAAGCAATATCGCCAAGAGTCGTTTCAGGATTTAATGCTTTTGTAGTTGTATCAACAGATGAACCAAGTGTGCGAATTGCTGCTGCACCATCCTTGACGAGATCTGTGTCGTCTGGTGTAGTCCAGCCATAATTAGTAGTGGTTGCCATTTTATCCTATTCCTATGAGATTATTGTAGCGTATTCCCAAGTTAAAGTTGGGTCAATTGTTTGCCATGTTTCTGTAACTGGGGTTGTATTCCAACGCATCGCCACTTGGCTAAATGCGACTGGGGAAACATTGATTGTGAGAAAAAGTTCATTAAACCGAGTGCTCCATGACCAGCCCTCAATATACCCTTCAAAATCTCCACCGGATATTTGGGTTGGCAGGTTTTGAATATGAACTGGCATTCCCATAAATACAGCTAGTAGATCATCCCGATCTGCGTTATCGATTTCAGGGTTAGTAATTGGGAATGTGATCGATTGGAATGCTGGGATTGGGTAAGCTCTTTGATCTATGTATCGGTCGGCAATCGCCTGAGCATCGACTGATCCCTGAACCCTAGAGTTAATTGTTTCGGCTTTGTAGCCATATAAGCCAATTGATGTTAAATCTGTGGCAGTAACCTGTGAATTGTAGTTGTTGCCATAATTAATATAAATATCATTTCGAACATCTGCTGATCTCATAATCGTAGATAAGCCTTGACCTAAAGCATGGCCAGCATCTAACTCAACATAACCATTTGTTAAAAGATAATTCTGTCTATGATCTGCATCGGCATAATTTATATTTCCATCATTGGACTCCCAGAGATAACCAAATGCTGAATCGGCAATATCGGCAACAACATTGTAAATCGTATCTGTAAGGCTAGATTGGGCAGTCATGGTATAAAGACCAGGCTGATCTATTTCGCCAAGTCCTAAATTAACTGCATTTTCCCAAGTTTCCGTTGCATTGTAAGTTGCCCAAGTTGAAGCTGATGGCACATCGTTCCAAGTTCCAAGTAATACGCTAGAAAGGATTGAATAGATTTGGTCGCCATCCTCATCTTGAGAAATGTTGTCATCCCAAATTTCTTTTGTAAGCTTTGTTAAAGATCCCATCGCAATAATTGTGTATCGGATAACTGTGTCTATTGCTCCAGTATTGCCAACCTCAACAGTTACATCACTAACATCCCCACCAAATAAACTTACATAAGATCCAGTTGAGTCTTTTACCTGTAAGTCAAATGAGTCATTTATATCAAAAGGTAAGGTTTGATTATTTAATGCTACTAAAGTCAGTTGCATATATGACGGCAAGGGCTGGGTATAGATATTACTTCTACCTGATTGATGCTGAACATCAGATATTGCTATGTCAGTATAATCCACACCACCGACAGTCAGTTTCCAGTCTGGAGTAAATACTGTCATTATCTGTTACTTATAGCAGCACGCCTTAATGCTGTGCGACTTCTCTCTGCCTGTGAACTTAATGTGTTTGCCACAGCTCTTGCAGCACCTTCGCCATCTATGGCTGAAACGCTTATATTGTTATTAATGATTGTTTGACCCGGAGCACCTTTACCAGATACCGCACCGCCTGAAAATGTAGGAACATCTCCAGTTGAAATGCCATAAGCACTTAATCCAACGGCTGCTGCTGCTCCACCAATTAATAATGAAGTTCCACCTGTTGCAAATGCGGTGGCTGCTGCTGCTGCGGTAGCGGCATTCCTTAGAGCGATCATGGCTGTAACTAAGGTTTGAACAGCTGCTACAAATGCAAGAATCTTTGAAGTAACAAATACAGTTGCGATAATTGCACCAAGTATTAACAATTCCTCTTTGATGCTAATTACAAATTGAATGGTTGATCTTAACTGCTCGCCAAACTCAAATGCGCCCTGTGTGGCTGCGGTTACTCCAGCGGTTACTGAATCCTCACCAATTAATCCGGCAGCTAAAGCTTCAATGTTTGGAACTGCTGTTGCAAGCAAATAATCTGCTAATTCTTTTACAATTGGAAGTAATGCTGCACCGATCGACTCTTTAGTTTCATCTAGGGCTATTGTTAATTGCTTAAACTTAAACTCAGCGTTAGTTGCTTCATTATCAATAAACCCTTGATAGGTTGCCTGTAACTGTTTAGTGGTTTCCTCGAAAGATTGGCTTTTAAGGGTGGCTGCATCAATTCCTAGACCTAACTTACCTAAAGCGGTATTTGACCCGTCATAAGCCCTTCCTAAGGCGTTTGTAACGGATTCTAGTGGCTTGCCTGTGGCAACACTTATCTCTTGAGCAAGGTTGAGCAATTCTTGGGCTTTTGTAACATCTTGGGTCGATCTAATTAATCGACTGAATGCAGGTCTTAAAACATCATCGGTTGTAGCTGTTGCAATAGATTGCTTTGAAATGTAAGTATCAATTGCAGCGATCTGATCCTCAGTTGCCTGAGTATTAGACCGGATAGTTTGTTCAAGTTTCTTTCGACCTACTTCATCCTGGGCTGCTGCCTTTACTGCTGATACTGCAAATGCGGTCGCTGCTGCTCCAACAGCTGCAAATGCTAGTGCTGCCTTT